GCTTCAAGTGCGGGTAAAATCCGTGTTTTTGCTATTCTATGCGATGTTTCAGGTATTGATGAAACTGATAGAAACACAGACGCACAACACGATACAGCAGTATAATACTGTATAATTTTAAGGGGGGCTATATGTCCCCCTTATTATATTACCCCTTACAAACTAGGAGAATAAATAAAATGGCTACATATGATTTAAGAAAAAAAACTAATGCAAGCACAGGGCAAAGAGTTGTTATGGATCCAAATAAAGTAAGGATGAGTAATTTAGAAAATAGAATTAACAATCAAGAACAAAAACTTGATAAAATAATAGAGTTACTACAGAATGGCAACAACTTACCTAACACTGACAAACAGAGTTCTTAGGGAACTTAACGAAACAGAATTAACTTCGAGCACGTTTGCCTCTAGTAGAGGTATACAAACTGCAGTTAAAGATTTTGTAAATAAATCAGTTCATGATATTTACAATGAAAGTGCAGAAATACCAGTATTACATACAAGAACAACTCAAGATTTAACGATTGGAGATGGTGAGTATGATTTTCCTGCAGACATGCGTAGAGTTGATTTTGATTCATTTAGTTTAAAACCTAGAGAGTTAGTAACAAACAGTGAGTTTGCGTCTAACATAAGTAGTTGGACAACTGGTGATGGATCACCATCACATACATCTAGTGGTAATGGTAGATTAAATTTAAATGATGCAGCTGCATATCAAGCTATTAATACAACAGTAAATAAAACATATAGACTTCAAGTTAGAGTTTTAAGTCCTAATAGTTCATCAAGTGGATTAATTGTTAGAGTAGGAACATCTGCAGGTGGAACACAAAATTTAAATACTACACAAGCTGTAACTAATTTTAGAGAAGGTGCTATATTAAATACTACATTTACAGCTACAGCACAAACATCTTATATTTATGTAGAATCAGATGGTGTGCAATTAGATGTAGATTATGTTAGAATATCTAGAAATGATATTGCACCAAGAAAATTAAGCTATTTATCATATGATCAATTTTTACAAAATAGAAAACCAATCGATGATGTAAATAATAGTAGTCAATATGATATACCACAATATATTTATAGAATACCTAGCTATACATCGTTTGGTGTTAGTCCAATACCAAATACAAATGAATATGCTATAAGCTATGATTATTATACAACACATACAGATTTATCAGCTCATGGTGATACTATGTCATTACCTGATAGATTTTCACCATTAGTTGTAGATAGATGTAAGTATTACACTTATATGTTAAGATCAGATCCACAGCATGCACAATTAGCTGATAGAGATTTTCAAAGAAAACTTAGATTATTAAAAACAGATTATGCTACAAAAGCTGATTATATGAGAACAGATGTAATAGCTGAAAGCATTACAACAAATATAGGAGCAGTTAGATAATGGCAATAAGAGAAGATAATAAAAAAGTTCAAGATAACTTAGATTATAAAAAAGATAAAGAAGAAAGCCAAAAAGATAATGGTATGCAAGTAGCTGAAGGTAGTATAAAAGATTTTTCAGAAAATGAAATACTACAACTAAAAAATAAAGGCTATGATATTAAGAAAAAAGGCGTAGATGCTTTTGGTGGAACTAAAGAATTAAAAAAGATATTAAAGTTAATATAATAAACAATGCCTACAACTGATTTAATATCACCTTTTGTAGTAAGTTGTGCAGGTGGCTTAACATTAAATAAAGATGTGTTTTCTATGCAACCTGGTGAAGCACTTATTTTACAAAACTTTGAGCCTGATATTAAAGGTGGTTACAGACGTATAAGTGGTACAGCACAATATAACACTACAATTGTACCACAAGGATCTAGCACTACAAGTCTAGTAGTAGATTGTTCAATTATATTTAATGGGCAAGTAATTGTAGCTAGAGGTGGTGATATACACAGAGGTACAACTTCAGGTAGTTGGACAAGTTTAACAACTGGATTAGGTACATCTACTAGAGCATATGACTTTGAAAAATTTAATTTTAATGGCACAGATAAATTAATTATTGCAACAGGACATTCACCTGCACAAATTATTGATTCTAGTTTTAATGTTGATGTAGTAAATGCAACAGGTGGTGGTACAGCTCCAAGTAATCCTAAGTTTGTAAAAGCATTTCAAAACCATATGTTTTATGCTGGTGCAACTAATTCACAAGAAGTTATATTTAGTGTAGCATTTGCAGAAGATAATTTTACAACAGCAAGTGGTGCAGGATCATTTAAAGTTGACTCTACTGTTGTTGGTATGAAAGTATTTAGAAATGAATTAATTATATTTTGCCAAGATAGAATTTATAAATTAACAGGAACATCATCAAGTAATTTTGCAGTGCAAGAAGTTACTAGAAATATTGGATGCAGAGATGGTGGTAGTATTCAAGAGATTGGTGGTGATGTTATATTTTTAGCACCAGATGGTTTAAGAACTATTGCTGGTACAGCTAGAATTGGTGACGTTGAACTTGGATCTATATCTAGACAGATACAATCTAGAATTGATGACATAACATTAGATAGAATAACTTCTTTAGTTATTAGAGATAAATCACAATACAGATTATTTTATCCAGTAAATGCTACAGGTCAACTATCATCTAAAGGAATTATAGGTGTATTAAAAAATAATCCAAATACAGGATCTATTGGATTTGAATATGCAGATATGGTTGGTGTTAAACCAGCTTGCACGGATTCAGATTTTATTAGTAATGTAGAAACACAAGTGTTTGGTGGTTATGATGGATTCATCTATAAAATGGAAACAGGAAATACTTTTGCTACAGGTTCTACTACAACTACTATTCAAGCAGTGTATAGATCACCTGATATGGTAATGGGAGATCCAGGTGTTAGAAAATATATGCAAAGAGTTAATTTAAACTATGAAGGTGAAGGCACATCTATTGATGCAAACTTAGCTCTTAGATATAATTATGATGATCAGAACAGTCCACAACCATCAAAGATTGCACTTCCAAGTGTAGGTGGTGCTGGACAGTATGGGGCTGCAACTTATGGTAGTTCATTATACGATGCATCAGGTGTTCCATTAGTAAGACAATCAGTAGAAGGATCTGGATTTGCAGTAGCATTACAAATAGATGATCAAAATAGTGCAGACTCATTTTCAGTTAAAGGATTTCAATTAGAATTTACCCCAGGAGGAAGAAGATAATGGCAGGCTATTCAGCACGACAGTCAAGTTTCACTACAGGTGATACTATACTTGCAGCTCATTCTAATGATGAGTTTAACCAAGTATTGGCTGCATTTCATGCAACAACAGGACACTCACATGATGGAACAGCAGGTGAGGGTGGTCCTATTACTACGCTTAGAGATTCAGACGCATTAAATAAAATATTAGTTGATACAACTAATAATCATTTAGAATTTTATGTAGAAGTATCTTCAGCAGCTGTACAACAATTAAGAATACAAGATGGTGCTATTGTACCTATTACAGATAATGATATAGACTTAGGAACTTCCTCTCTTGAGTTTAAAGATTTATTTATTGATGGCACAGCTAATATTGATACACTAAGTTTAGATGGCACAGCTATTACAGCTACAGGTGCAGAGATTAATTTAATAGATGGTGGTGCTACAGTCGGAACTACAGCAGTAGTTGATGGTGATGGTATTATACACAACGATGGTGGTACTATGCGAGTTACAAGTGCTGCTACATTTAAAACATATTTTCAAACTGGTGTTACAGCAGCATCTATAGCAGCAGATGATATTTCTGCAGGTGACGCAGCTGTTAGTCTAGAAACTAGTGCAGGTAATATTACAATTGATGCACAAGGTAGTGATACAGATATTATTTTAAAAGGTACTGATGGCGGATCAGATACAACTTTTTTAACTATAGATGGTAGTGAAGCAGGTAAAGCAACATTTAATAGTGATGTAGTTGTTGGTGGAGATCTTACAGTAACTGGTGATGATATTATTATGGGTACAAATACTGCAGGTAATTTATTAATTGCAGATGGTACAAATTTTAATTCTGTAGCAGTAGGTTCATTATCAGAGATATCCACAGTTGCTAATGATGATGTATTTTTAGCAGTTGATACTTCAGGTGGTGGACTTAAAAAAATTG